GTGTCCCCCATCCCCACCCAATCGCCCACGGCGCGCCCAAGTGATTCACCGAGCTGCGGAGCGCCTGTCTTTTCAATAGCCCTATCTAACGCGACCGAACCTTGCTTAACAAAGTTCGCATTGAACCCCTGAGAATAGTCGCGTGTCGTATCCGACTGCGCCATAAACTTGGCGAAATCAGACGTCGACATGCTTCCAAACTGCGCGGGATTATTTTGCTTCGCGTATTCGTGAAAGTCTGCGATGTCTCTAAAACTCAGAGGTTGCATAGTAATGGTCAATAATTGATCAGGTTATTTTTTGAAGAATTCGTTAGCGAACTGTGTGCCCGCGGCCTGTTGCTGCTGGGCGTTGAGGAGTAATTGCTGCATAATTAGCGCGCCGAGGTTGGGATTGTTGTATTCATTTCCAAGACCGACTGCTTGATCTGCACTCATCTTCGGCGGGCCAACGACTTTGCCTTTTTCGTTCATTTGAGGATTGATAAACGATAAAAGCTGTTGCATGAACTGAGACTGCACAAGCGGATTCGGAAGCTGTGCGATGTCGAGATTGTTTTGGCGTGCAAGTTGCCCTTGCTCTCCAGCAAACTGACGTTGGTCTCGATTTTCTTGAGACTGTGCAGCACGTGCTAGTTGAGCTTCACGGGAGTTATACTGTTGCCCTGCAACACGCTCACCGGTTTGCCAGTTTTGTGAAGCAGTTTGCGCAGCAGGAATGATTTCACTATTAAACTGCGCGTTATCCTGCTGCCCTAACTGGCTAGCGCCTTGTCGCATAAGACTCGGCGCGCCAGAAGCGACCATTTGTAAGATCGCAGGCGTTAATCCCGGATAGTCTGATTGCAGAACATCGTTTTTAAACTGCTCAAGTCCTGCCTGTTCTTTTACTTGCTGCCCGTAATTAAAGTCCGCAGAGCGCAGATTCGTATCGTTGATTTTATAACCCTGAATCGCACTCCCAGCTTCTGGAGCAAAACCAGTTTGCTGTTTTACAGCATCTCTTACCTGCTGTTGGTATGCAAGCTCAGCGTCTTGGATCTTATTATTCCTACGCTGCTGCATGAACCCTGTAAGTTCACTAAAAATTGTAGGTGTATTAGGATACATGTTAGAACAATCCGGCAATGCTACCGAATAAGCCTCCTTGTTTATAGTTTTGATTCGCGTTTTGCATAAACTGACGGAAACCACCAGTTTGTTGCGGAGCAGTTTGCGGGGCGCTTTGTGCCGTAGCAACAGCTTGATTTTGCACCATAGGCGAGCGTTGTGCACTCATCATATCTTGCATCATTTGCTGTGCTGCTTGGTCTTGCTGCCCGTTTTGACTTTGCTCCTGCCCTTTCTTTTCACTTTGACTACCAATAGCGTTCATTGCCGCGCCAATCAGCGCAGTCCAAAAAGGGCAGATTAAATACTGCCCTGTGATAAAACTAAGAAGTTTGTTTTTAAGCGGTAGCATTTCCGTATTTTTCCCAGAATTTGAACCAAAACCAAACAAATGGTTTGAAGTATTTACCGTGTTCGTATCCTTGCGCTTTCTTGTGATAACCGCCCCACAGCGTCATCGGTTTGATCATTAATAACCAAGTAAGAGCCCGGATGATCTTAGACTTTTGCATCGCAGGAACAAGCCAGTTAGCCATGCGACGATAACCAGCACGACGCTTGGAATTTTCTGGCGCAAAGTCATCACGACACGCGCGAACAAACCAAGGCATCTTGCCTTTATACGCTTCCATGAAGATGAAGCAGCATACGCTAACACCTGCCGTCATCGTCGAACCGCTCTGCGAACCGCGGCCAGACATCTGCTCAACCTGTTTCTGATTTTGAGGAACCAACATTTGGTAAGCTGCTGGTAAAAACTGATTAAACATCGACTGGCGCTGATTGTCAAGTTCTGCGGCGTTTGATTGAATACCACGCACGCCCATGACAGTGTCATTGTAAACCTTACCAGCCTGTGCTTGCGAAGCCGAGTCTTGCTGATAAAGATTCTGCAACATACTTGTTGCACCCTGCTGCAACTGCCCATCAACAAGTCGATTTTGACGGATTTGTTCCTCTCGCTGGTTCTGCATTTGATTCAAAGCATCAGACTGCATAAATCCAGTCGCGGCCGTTCCACCACGAGTTGCTTGCGGACCAGACGCAACATCAGCAAGAATCTGTTGAACGCGATCTTTGTAACCAGCATAAGAGTTATTTTCGTAGTTACTAGAAAACGGATCAACTTGTGCCGTGCGTTCTAACGCGCTGCGACCAAGGAAATTACGATCAACGCCGTGATCGGCAATCAGTCCATCAAAGAAAGAACGCCCGTATGGAACTAATCCTTCGGCAGAACTACCGAGTAAGTTTTTCAGATAACTCTGACTCTCACTCGAAGCAAAAGGTTTAGAATCCGTAATAGCCGATTCAAACTGAGAACGTTGCTGCGGCAGGAAGTTATAAAAACTCGTCCCTGTCGTCGTGCCTTTGCGTTCAAAGCGTGTATCGGAAGAACTGCTAGAGCCTCCAAATGACATGTTAAATCTCCTTAGTGTAGTAAATTGCGGTTTTCTGCATTTTTAGACGCTCAGTATAAAAACTGATCGCGCTTCCTGAAAAACGTCCTGACAGCGCATGTAAGTAATTAAACCCCTGCTCCTTTGCGTGCTTCTCGCATTCTTCTAACAACGCCTCTGGCACTTTCATACCAGCGTAGCTTCGTGAATACAAAGCGTAAAGTAAGAAACCTTTTTTATTTTCATAAACCGGATTGTCTTCAAAACCAACTCCGTATCCAAGAAGCTCGCCTTCATCGGACTGAGCAATCAAAATTCCGTTCTTTGGAAACGAATGAACCACGCCGATCAGCACTTTAACAAATGCGTCTGGGCTTGCCTTTGCAGTAGACTTTTTAACCATCTCCTTATACCCTTCCATGAGAAAAGGCATATACTGCTGGAGTTGTTCCAACGTAGTTACGTAGAATAATTTCATTGCTCTGGACCAATTGTATTGTTAGGAAGTAAGACTCGTTCGCCCCAAGCGTATAACTCAAACTTTTTCAAACCAGAATCTCCGCCGATTGGAACAAACTTAAAACGATAAACCCTACCAGACTTCATGCGATAATCAAGTTGCTTTCCGCGATTTGTCTTTTGCCAACGGCCAACAAGTTCATAAGTCACAGGTGCGGAAACGAAGTCACGGGCGGAAACGTAAACATCAATGCCTAAGCAGTTTTCATCATAGTCAGCATCAATGATTACTAGATCGTTATCTTTGTAATCATGAATATTGTCGTAAATCAAATCTGCTGTTTCCAAAAACGGAGCTTCACTTGGTAAAAGATCAGTAACTACTGTGTCATCGTCACTGTCAGTTAAAAGCGCTCCTTCTTTACCCCATACGTTTCGCAACGTCGGAGTCTTAGGTGAACTTAATTGCCCTCCGTCAGAAGTTATTGTCCCAAGCGCAAGACCGATTGGCTCATACTCAACAGGTTCAGGTAAGATCGCATGGCAGTAACAATTTTCTAAAGTAATAAAAGTCCAATGCCGCTCTGCGTAATCATAAAGAATAGCACGATCACAACCGTTGTAAACGGTTTGTCCTTTAGAAACAAATGCCCAGCCGATACGCTTATTAATTAGATCGTAAAATGCCCAAGTCTTATCCAAAAACTTTGGCTCGACTTTTTCATGAAAACGTTTTAAGATATCCGACCCAATCGGTTGAGGGACTTGTCCGTCAAAAGCGTAAAAGTCATCTAAACCAAGATAAAACTGAACTCCGTTGAAAACGGTCAGTGCATATGGAAAAGCACACCCAAAGAACTTAGGCAGCTTTGTGATATTCATCACATGCGGACGGCCTACATAAGTAATACGATAAATCTGAGTCGGAAAATGCACATAAAGAACATCTCCAACTTGACCCATCCACGTTACATCAGTATCTTCCCATTCAAGAATCTTGAAGTCAGCTTCAGAGTGTTTGTTTGGTGCCCACTGCCAGAAGTTGCGTAAGTTAGACCACTGGATGTAGTTTTTTCGAGCAACAACTGCGTGTTCAAAGAACTCGGTAATGTAATTACCAGTCAGATTGATTACCGAATCAGCACCTAAGTTTGCTGCAAAACTAATGTCTTTCGTATCCAACAAAGACTGCACAAGATTATCTTGCACGACGTGCAAAACAGTATCTGCGGATACAAAGTAGGCACGATTATCATAATTAAACGCGCTAACTTTTTCTTTTGTCGTAGGCCATAAACTGATCGAAAGCTCCCACGTTGTCTCTTCAATAAAACTAGTGGGAGCATTAAAAATAATCTCAAGACCAAACTTTAAAGGCAACGGCCGATTGTTTTCAATTTTAAAGTAATCTGACCAAAGCCCAGAAAACTCATCTTTATATGCAAAAGTATTATTTGCTCCAATTTTAACTTGTAACTTGATTGGATAATCTAATGCATAACGCCCTTGAACATAAAACTGAAACAACGCAGGGTTCTTTGAAAAATCCTGTCCATTTGTCACAACCGGCTTCGATACAAACCACAGAGGAAGAAGCTCAGTAATAAAACTTCCAAACACTTGTTGACCGTCCCAAGGGATGTCGCCGCTATAAACAGTCAAATCCTGTAACAGTTCAGGACTGAAAAACAAAAAGCTACTTTCAGTCCCAAAAGCATAAAACCTGCCCTCTGGTCCTCTGTGAATTGTATGAATTACGTTAGCCATTTGCGTTAATGTAAACTCGTTTTCTTGGAGCTACTTGGCTTGAATTGTTTTTGAATACTATATTAAGCACATCACGCCATTTTGGCGTATTTCTAGCACTTGAGATACCATTATGCATCTCTGTGCGAGACATATGAATTTCTCTTTTACGTGCCATGTTAGCCTACTTTCATTACCCAGCCAGAAGTATAAACTTCTGTGTGATTTGAATAAGGAGTGCTGTTATCAGAAGAGGCAGCAAAACCAAACTCTTGTGCTGAACTTGTTCCACTAAACCACTGTTCAATCGAAAGAACCCAGCTGTCTTGCACTTCGATAATACCATCAATCACTGAAAATCCACAGCTAGTGCCATTTACAGCCGAGCTGCCCCAAAGTAAAACCGCATTTTCAGGACCAAGGTCAGCAAGTAAACGCGCTTGATGTCTAAAATTTCCGTAGCCGGGAACCATTGCATGAAAAATGTAACGTCCAGTAGTAAGTGTAAACTTATTACCAGTAAACGCCATTAAATTTGCAGGATCACTGATTTCCTGCAAATCACGCGTAGCCCAACCCGAAACAAAGTTACCACCATGTGTGCCTCGCGCTTTGTAATCTGCAAAAGAAGCGACATTAGACGTAGCATTTAACGTCAAAGTGCCATCTACAGAAAGGGTCGCATCACCAGCAATCGGAACAGCAACAAGATTACCACCAGAGCCGATTAAGATGTAACCATCAGAAACACCAGTAATTTTACCAAAAGCCACGCTTCCGATTTTTGCATCAGTCACTGCGCCATCGGCAATTTTGTCAGTTGTAACTGCGCCAGCTGCAATTTTACCACTAGCAACAGCACCGTTAGCTAACTTTTGTTCAGTAACTGCACTATCGGCAAGTTTTGCTGTTTGCACAGCAGCAGCTTTTAACTTTGTTGTTCCAACAGAATCGTCAGCTAGTTTATCCTCAGAAATGGCAGCGTTAGCTAACTTATCTCCTGTCAAAGCTAACGCACCAATCTTATCACTAGTAACTGCACCATTAGCCAACTTATCAGTCGTAACAATTCCAGAACCAAGTTGCTCTGGGGTAGCCAACGGTTTCAAAGAACCATCCGCATTATGCGCTACAGCAAACACATTCTTAATCACGCGCTTCAGTTCTCTGATTGCGGCGCCAACGATATTTCTTGATTCAGTATCCGCGGGGCGGGCTGAATCAAGTTCATTCATATTATTAGAACCATCGTAACTCATAAGTCAAGCTCCGTGTCAGTAGGTGTGATAAGTGAATTATTCCAGTTTAGCATTGAGTTCCACGAGTCATTATACAACGTCTGTGAAACCTCAAACCGCTCGTCTTCTTTAATCAAAAAGTTCAATTCGAGCATCGAACGATAAAGAAGAAAATCTCTGCAATAGTCAAGAAGAAAATCAGTAGCATGATCGTTACTATAATCTGGCAACCAGACAATAGCATCAAAGTATAAACGATACGGCGTAACCGTCGGTTTCGGATAAAGCCAAATGCGTTTTCCTTGATGAACCGCATACTCATAAGTCTCAACCCCAAATCGAGTATTCGGCTGAGGCAACTGTCCAAGATCAATTCGCCGCTCAAGATCACGCGATAAAGCTTGTTGACTAACATACTTAATAGGCGTCTTTGCAGTTTGATTTTCGATCAACTTAAACGCTTTTGTAATACGTTTAATCTGCACACTTGCCCCAGTATCCTCCAACTTCATCCCGCTCAAAACATCCCCGCTTGGATTACAGTCAATATAAACCGAATCCTCCAACCACTTAAAATCAATCGTCCGCTGCGCGTATTGCTTTGCATTATTCACAGCTACGCGCAGAAGACTCTGATTGTCAGCGGTAGTAAGCGACCCACCAGAACGCGTAATAAACGCCTTAATAACTTCCTCAAACTGTGTAATAGTCATTTGAAAATATTGAGGAGGGTGAGTATAAAACCCACCCTCCAAGTTTGTTTACTTTTTAGTAAACCTTAGCACCAGAGCCAAGCGTTCCGGGAGCTTTCGCACCGGGCTTATACTCCTTCACTTCATTCTTGCCGTGGAGTGAGTCCTTAGAAGCCTCACCTTTTAGCATCTTCGTATCCTTAACGTCCTTGCCCATAGACATGGACGGAACCATTTCAACCGGATCTTTAGTGCGATAGCCCATTTTAGTATCCTTTCACAACAACGCGAACCGAAGAATAAGTTACCGTAGCAGGGTCGATTCGGTTCGCATCCGTCGCCTGCGCAGGGTTGAAGATCAGTAACTTACTACCATCAAAAGACGGGCGGGCCTCAACCCACTTATCCGTGCTACTGATAGCGCAAGTAACTTCTCGAATATAACGAAGACCAAAGACACTGGCCGGAATAGAATCCGTAGCATCTCCCTGTGAACTAAGAGCAATCGTTCCTTCAAAGCACTTATTAACTTGCTTCAAAGTCTTATCACCCTCAACCCACATTTTGGTCTTTGTAACTGCAGATTCAGCTACAACAGCCATTGTGGTTTCTCCTTTTAGTTATGGTCAATAATTGGCCAAGTAATCAATACTTGTAACCAGTTACGCCTTCCATATACATGTGACCCTCAGGGAAGCGGAGTTCGAGACCGCACTCGGAGAGCCACTCATCCTCGCGGTAGTCAGCATTGTTAGGCTGACGGTTGACGAGAATATCAGTATCACGTCCTTCGACGTAGCGGTATTTAAGATACTGCACATCAAGGAACATGGCGTTGTAACGCATTGCAGCGTTATCGTTAAACAGCGGGTGGGTCTTCCAGTAGATCGTGCCGAAAGGCGTGATGTGTTTGACCACCGACATGCCGTAAGCGTCCTTCGAGGGGAAGGTCGCGTCGAGGACCGACTTGCCCTTATAGAGCTGGTTAACGACCGAAAGGAAGCCGTTACCAACAAAGGCAATCTTCTCACTCGCGGTGTTGTTCGTCTTACGGAACAGACGCTCGAAGTAAGAATCCATAGCATCCTCGGTGATGTCACCGTTGATACCAATGATACGCTTATTGTCGTCGCTGTTCTGCGTGGCAGCAGAATTACCGTAGACGTTCGTCACGCCGCAGTAGCTATTACCAACGCCAACTTCCCAGAGACGCAAGAAGAAAAGAACGCCACCGGTCGTAAACGTCGGCAGATTCTTCGCGTCAAGCGACTTCGAGAAATTCGAGAACATGAAGCCAAGCTCCAAGTCTCGCATGTGGTTGATAGACGCCTTCTTAGCCTTGTCCTTGTAAGGACCGGTCTCGTCAAACTTAGCCGAAGTCTTCAGCGCCGTGCCCGTGAAGGTAAACGGAGTGCGGAAGATTTGGCAAGCGTTGCCGGGTTCCGAAGGCAGGTTATACGCACCCTCGAAGCCACCGACCTGACCCTGCGCGTTGGCGTTACCGATAACCTGAATCTCCAGACCGTCATTGCTCGTATGAGCGTTAGTGACGTTGGCGATCGTGTTGGTCGGAGTTACGCGAACGTAGGCAACGGTAGAAACAGTATACCAAACGCCGGCAGTGTTAGGAGCAACACGGAACTGGCCTTCAACAGTCGAACCAGTGACAGTAACCGCACGAATGCGGAGAATGTCATTACCGCGAAGCTGCTCATGACCAGTGGCACTGTTCGTGCGCACCCAATAAGCAGTGCCAGCGGTTTTATCCGCAGCAGTCGTGGCAAGCGCCGCACCGAGAGAACCGGTGGAGTCAGCATACCAGTAACCAGAAGTGGTGCCGTTAACACCAGTAGCAGCCTTGCGTTCCACAAGGCGATCTTCCCACCAGTAGAACTCAGGATCGTTTGCGGTATCCTCTTCCAGCATCGAAAGAAGACCGATAAGCGGGGCAGCGCCCTGCGGGTATTGATAGAACACCTGCCGACGATGGTCCTTAAACCGCTGATCGGCATACTGTTCAGTTCCAAGTAGACCAAGAATGGCCATTGTAGTAATCTCCTAATTAGTTGTTTTGTGTTGTTTTAGCCCCAGAGGGACTTTACCTTGTTTCCACCACCACCGCCGCCTGAACCGCCCGGTTCTCCGCCCTGCCCGCCGCTGTTTAGCGAGGACATTTTTGGCTTTTGAGACGCCTGCTGTTGACCACCGTTGTTCTGCTGCTGACCACCGGCCCCAGAGTTGTCTCCTCCGGTAATACCTGCTGCAGTTTTTAGTTGGTTAACAATGGCATCCACGCGTTTTCCGACTTCGGTGAAAAGACCTTTCATGTCCGACGCCTTGTATCCTTCAGCTTTCATCTGCTGATGAACTTGCTGAATAATAGGATCAAGTTGTTTATGTGTCGGGAACATTTCAAAATACTGATTCCGCAGCATAGTCTCACGCTGCTCATCAGCAAAACTCATATACGGCTTAAGCCGGCCGTCAAACTGCTGGAACTGATCGTTCATCACGTGATAGGCCATCGTAACGGCCTGCTTCACGGCGCCAGCGACCAAGTTATTTAACGCAGCAATAGACTGTTCAGGCTTTTCCGCGTCAAAAATCTGCGCATAAAGCTCAGGAGTGACAACGAACTTGTTAAACGCCTTGTCAAGTTCTTCCTGCGACAACTGCTTCTGTTGCTGCTGTTGCTGTCCTTGTCCACCACCTTGTTGATTCAGACGCTTTTGAGATTCAACAAAGGCGTCAGCAAGCTGCTGAGGCGTAAGCGCAATTTGCTGCTGTTGCTGAGACTGCTGGCCCTGTTGGCCTTGCTGTCCTTGACCTTGCCCCTGCTGTCCTTGCTGACTTCCCTGCTGGCCAGAACCTTGCTGGCCCTGCTGAGAACCTTGACCAGAACCGCCAGCATTGTTCTGCTGACTGCCCTGCCCTTGGTTGTTATCCCCGGACGTTCCTGCTCCAGCACTAGAAGCAGCGTCGCCCCAGAGACCGGAAACAGCTTTATTGGCATCTTCACTCATTTGGTTTATCCTCTTTCTTTAGTTTTGTGTGTAGTAACTCTTGATCAGAGTCACAAAGTTGCTGGAATTTTAAGTGCGCATTGGCTTCGCCACGAGCACGTTCACGATTTAGTATAGCACCTAAAGCAGCCGTTTCGTCATAAGGCTTTTCAGACTGTTCTAACGAAACGTTACTTTCGTGCTGCAAGGCAAAGCAATAATACTTAAAAAAAGGATTATTGCGGAACTGTGCTAGGAACGTTGCCCGTTGATGGAGCGATAACCCCGCCACCGGACTGGCCGGGTGATCCATTAGCAGGACCTCCTCCGGCATTTCCTCGGCTTCTGTTGGGAATTGCATTTTGTAGTGCTTGACTTTGTTGTAGTTCTGCCATACGCGCCTGATCGATCATAAACCGCTCAGGATGTTTGACACCTCGTAATTCAAGGACTTCCTTGAAAAGTTTCTTCGGGTCATAACCAAGAACTCCGGTCATAACCTGAACACCGAACGGAGACTTCATCATCTCCAAAAGCGTTTGCTCAAGCGTCATGGCTAAATCAGCCTTTTCGCTTGGTAACGTTCCTTCAAAGACTTTAAAATCAAAACGCCCGGAGATTTTTGTGCGATCTACGCCCAGCGAAACTCGACCATCGCTGTGCTTGAATCCAGCATACGCTTCCCAATCAGGAAAACTCTCACCACGAACAGTGATAAAAGTCTCTTCGTCTAATCCGTCTCGAAGATTTGAAATCATCTTATCACCGAGCGGGCGGAAGCAAGTATCGTAAATCAGCTTAGCAACCATTTTCAAACGGTTACCAGCAGCAGCCGCAACGTTTCCAGCCTCACGAGCAGACCGACGGCCCGTGTTGTATTGACCCATCAAATTGTCACTAATACTCGTGACCATTTGCACAAACCTGATCAATACTTGAACATCACTGATATGATTGCGAGTCACGTCAGATACGTTAAGCTGCTTCACCCAGCGATCTACGCCAGATTTGCTGGCGTTCGCTTTTAAGCGAATTACCGGACGATGTTCTTGAATGTCAGAGAACTCAACACCAGACGGATCGACGACTAAGCGGTTGCTGATGTGTTTACGAACATTAGTAATATGCGAGTTAATCAGCCAATCAATCACCGTCTGCATCTGAGAGATCATATCACTCAGAGACTCATTCAGTAACTCATGCTGATCAGGCGAGAACTGCGCTAAGTCATAAGTAAACTTGTTATGCGCATATCCAAGCGGTTCGCACTTAATCACTCTCGAATCGTTAGCAATACAAACAACATACTTGATCGGAAACTTCTCCGGTCCCATCGGCTTTCCTTGGACCTTAAAGTTTGCCGGAATCAAGTTTACTTGCACTTCAGTCACAATCACATTGGATTTTGACTGATCAGGTTTCTGCATCTCACCAGTAACCACATCTTTACTAAAGCGCGAACGTCCACGCTTTTCGTAATCCGTGTTCCTCATAGGAGGAATGTGATCAATACCGGAGTATAAACCACTCTGCTCGTCTTTCTTCAACTGACTCCAGCTATACTCATCTTCACTTGCGCAAAACTCACCTTCTTGAAAACGAGTAAGCGGAAGACGAACATCAGGAAAGAAACGATAAGGAGAGATGTTAAATAACTTGTTACCAAGAAATTTAGTAATCTCTTCCTGCACTTCACTCGAAGCAGGCTGACCACCAAAGATACGACCAAGAATGTTTAATGGATTAGTAGGAGTTTCCTGCTTAACCCACTGCATTTCGGTTTCTTTATACCAAGTATGCTTAATAACACCAACATTAAAACGTGCAATATCAAGCAACAATTGATACACTTTTTGCACAAAACAGTTAAACTCAGCATCACGATCAAGTAACGCTTCGCCTAACTTTGCCGCGCGGTGATCTTCCTCACCAGTTCCTTCTAACTCCCAGAAGTGTTCACGCTGATAGTAAAGCGAGAAACAGAAAGCCACGAAGGTTTGCACCTGAGAATAAGTGAGCGGAATCGCTACTTTCCCAGGTGCACCCTTTTCGTTAGCTTTCTTGTCCTCTTTATCTTGTTTTACAATACCTCGGTATGTCTCGTCGCGTCGGTCCCAGTCGTCGTAGAACTTTGACATCTTCGACCGCGACATCCGCACGAGTTGTAGACAGTGGTTCAGGATGGCCGTATGGAATTCAGACGGTTCCTTTTGAGCTAAGTCTTTTGCAACACGTGTGTCCATTTGTTTGATTTGTTTAATCTATTACGGATTAATTGTGCAACCATAGTTACTAACAATCATCCAGCCGCGCGTAGTGACATATTCTAAAGTAACAGCATTGCCGACAGCAGTAAAAACAATACTGCTATAACCAGTCTTTGTTGATGGTGTCAAAGTGCCATCACCGCCATCAACAACCATTACAATTGTCTTTCTCTGACCAGGAGCACCGTTTCCAAGTGTTCCAGCGTTTGTTCCAGTTGTTGTCCAAAGCGTTGTGGCGTTAATAATATCAACAGAACCAGCACCGCTTAAAGACTGTTGCCCAAAAACAGGCGCTTTAATAAAAGTAGTTTCTCCGCTATTACCAACAGAAAAAAGCACAGTTGTGCCATCACTACCTTTATAAACAGTAATACCATTACGTCCAGTGTTTACGCTGTCACCTCGAATATGTAATCCGCTTTCTGCATTAGTAATTGTTCGCTGTCCAATATGTAATGCAGCAGGCGCAAAAGTAATGTTTTCTGTAAACGTTTCACTTCCTGCCGCCGCAGCAGTAAAGTTATAACCAAGAGACAACGCGTTTTGACCGCCACCAATACCAATCGTCCTAAAACGATAAGTAAAAAAGTTCTGCGCACTGCCTGCCCAAGAACGCAACATCAACATCATTGCGCCAGTAGCACTTCCATCAAAAGTGCCAAACTGCCAATGAGAAAAATTAGACGGCGCTCCTTGAGCAGGACCAAGCGTTGGATTTTGAAGAATATTACGTCCAGCAGCTAATGCAAGACGTCCTGTTCCCATAGGCGTGCGAATGGCCAACGGATCTTGACCCTGCGCAGGATCGTCTTTCCAAACGGTCAATGCATTCAACAACCAAGGAACACGAAAAGCAGTTTGAGTGGCAAGATACTCATAAGTATTTGAATGCAAATGCGTTCCGTCGCCTCCAAACGTCGGCGCCATGCTAATTGTTCCAGTAGCTGGTGTTGCTGGTGTTCCTGTGAAGTCTGTAAAGGTAAACGTGTTTGCACCAGTAACGGTTGCAAAATGTAAACCGTTATACTCTGTCTGATCTGCACCAGCAATAAGAACCCAGCCAGAAGAATTTCCATCAACGCCAGCTAAAGCATGAGCTGTGCAAGTAACAGTCGCAGTGCCTCCACTCCGCGTAATAGAAGTAACAGACTTAAAAACTTCACAAGGGACAGAGTTAAGAACAGCAAAACTACCACAATCACCGTAGCTATCAATAACTTGATAACCATTGCGCTGGCACCAACTTACCATAATCGTATTCTGTTCCACCATACCAGACTCTCCTGCAAAAACTGGAGGTGTAACAATATAAAGCCAGTCCATATACGGACAAGCAGTAAGCCAACGAGAACCATGAGTGTTAAGTTCAGTCTCAAAACCAGAAATTGGTTCTTTCATTTCAAACCAACCAACATCTGGATTCATGTCTGCATACAACGCAGAAGCAATCTGTGGTTCACACAGATTCATAGAACTTAACGCAATACCACCACGATCAAGTCCAATAGAAACAACACCAGAAATCGTCAGTGCTTCGAAACCAGCAAGAATAAAACGAACAGTGCCAGTAAGACCAACAACTTGCATCCGGTAAAGATCAAGTGTTTTAGTAATTTTAACAATCCCGAGCGCTTTACTTGCATTAGAAGCGTCAATAGAAGTAAAACCAGCTTCGTCAGCAAACGCACCGCCGCTTGTCGAAGTTTGAATCTTAAACGTGCCAGCGCCGGGTTCTTTAATGTAATAAAGGGTTAGCGTATCGCAATAGAAAGAACCGCCAGATTGAGACAGCAAAGCGTTACCACCAGCAGGAACACTGGTGACAAAACCAACAGGAGAAACTGTATAATCGTCTGAAGTAGAAGCTCCACCAGAAAGAACGCTAGAAATTGCGCCAGTGCCAACAGCACCGCAATTACCTAGATTCTTCCGAACCAAAGGAAGTAGTTTTCCAATCTGTCTTTGTGCAACAGAATCACCAAAAGCCATCACACGAAGCTGTGAAGTTACGCCTTTACGGTTTGCTTGAATCTTCTGCCACGCTTTTAGTTGACGAGGGCGACGCAGATACTCATTAGTCGACAAAGAACCAACAAACTGCCAATTTCCACCACCAATCGTGGGTGCAATGATTGTGTTAAAAGTCGCACTATTATCAGCATAAACACCTGAAGGATTCCACTGATAAAAACCGCCAAGGTTATCATTAGCAAAGAAACGACCGCGCACCAAAGCAACGTCTCCACTAGTAAAACTAGTCGTAGAAAGCGCTTTTAAGGCGGCAATGTTTAACACTTCGATCTTTGGGCTAAAACTTGCAGCAGTAGCGGCACTAGCGGCAGCCGCAGTAGCAAAAGAACCAGCCTGGTTCTTAAAAGTTTCAGCACTGTTCTTAGAAGCCAAAGCCTCAGCAGCACTAACAGACGCAGCAGCAGCAGAAAGTGCAGCATTAGCCGCATCAGTCGCAGCACCTTTCAAACGCTTCCAACTAGTCGAAGCAAGGTCGTAAAAAGCACCGTCACCAACTTCCCAGTCAATGCCATATTTAGTGCCTTCAACGGTAATGACATAAAAACCCTTATCCACTGCAGAAACAGGAAGAGCAGCAGCAGCAATAGGACCTAGATAATTAACCGTAGTGCCGAGAAAAGAATCAACAGCAGCAGCGAGCCAGTTATCGTTCTGAAGAAGTTTATACAACTCACGATTCAAAGCACCATTTGGCGTGGACGGATCAGCGGTGCCGATTACAGCGTCGTAGATCGAAATATATTGAAGACTGGAATTAGGAAGACTCATGATTCTAATTGTGTTACGTAAGTTCTAATTTTACCAAGATCGCTGATCAAATTATCTAACTGTGTTTTAACAGCGTCTCGGAAGTTTTCTAACTCTGTTTGTGTTGGTGGATTACTAAAAATTAAAGCGCCAACAGCAGAACTGCTAGTATCAAACAAAGGTAAAGCTGTTAAATCTTTAACTCGAATTTGTATTGTGTTAGTTAAACTTTCAACAGTAAGTCCTTTGCCAGAAACTAATGATTTAAATTCTAAATCAGTGCCTGTTTTTTGTTTGTAAACACCTTCACCACTACCAACGTTTGAAGCTGTGTTAACTTCACCAGCACTAATTGAATTTGTGATTGTTATTTCAGAAGCGCTGCTACTAATTGTAATACCTGTGCCGGCAACTAACGATTTGAATTGCAGCTGGCCGTCAATTAAAGTATAAAAAATACCAGAACCAACGCCTACATTAGCTGCACTGGTGATAGAAATTACTGGTGTTCCAGAACTACCACCAGAACCTGTTAACGTCGAACCTTCTGGCACCACAATATCAGAAGGTTTAACTTTTGGTTTTCTTGTTGTAGGACTATATGGCACGACTTAAATCTCCACCGATAGAAAGATCGGCAACTGGAGCACTTCGATTTGTAGGAGCAATATAATACGGTTCGTCAATAAGAAAACGCCGGAGATTTTCCATCATATGATCGTCTTTATCTACCGGTTTGTTTGTTGGAACGCCTTGTTTATCAGCCCAAGCGTAACGTGAAATTTCCCAGATCGTTGTTCTTAAAGTAGGCGCAAAGTATATTTCACCTTTTTGTCCACTTAAGTATTCCTTTGTTGCAAGAATACCTCTGTCTAAATCCTTTGAAGCTTTTTCAATACCGTAAACACCACATCGTTCAAATTCATCAGCCATGGACGTCCGATCAATTGGATTCTCAATCCACGCCGAAGGGTCCATCTTAATGTCTTGAATGATATAACCTTCCGTCTTTTTACGAATTTGTTCAGCTAATTTACTAATTACACAAGCTTCAAAGATTTCGTCATAAAAGAACAATTGCCCTAAAGGACTGATTGCCAAGAACAAAACTGCATGAGGTGTTCTCGGATGCGGGTCAATTCGGACCCAGATTGAGTAATCCTTAGGTGGTTGATTGTAAGACTTCCAACCGTGTGGCACGTTTTTTAACACATGCTTTTGCGGTTCGAACTCTTTATAAACTAATCCAGAAAGATGGAGCGGAATACCTCTTTCGCGGCAGTCACGTTCTTCGGGCGTAAGGCTTTCAAGAAAGTCCGCAATATCAGCCTTACTAAGATGCGGATTGTCCCAAATCGTCCCAGTGATAACCCAGCGAACTTTACGGCCATCTTTAATTTGAATGTATTCAGATTGCTTCGACTCTTCCTGACTTGGAAAGAAGAAGTCCTGAATCCAAGGCTGTTCAAGCAGCGTGCAGGTAAACCACGCAGAGCCACCACGGTCAACAAGACCGCGGCTAACAGCTTTCCAGTGAGCTTCTGCGATCGGCTCATCGACGTGAATCCAGTCCCAGTCTGAAGACTCAGACCCCATGGGATTAGTGGCGAAAGACTTACGAGTATCGAAACAAATAGTAGAAAGTCCATAAAGACCGAGAATCTGCATCTGACAAATTACGCCCGTATGATTACGAACGATACCAGTAATCAAATGCTTCGGAATTTTCTTGTAGATTTTTCCGATATTACCTTTTTTCCCATCACCTGTAAAGATCTCATCTACCTTATCCCAGTCTGCTGCAATAATCAAACCCTTAGTCGCTCGTTGCGGAATACCGACATACCTTCTTGGATCGTTCTTGTCATACCATGGCCGTTCACCAAGAGCCCAAGCCAAGTCCTCCGAAACACCCATGTCGGACTTACCAAAGCGATTGCCGCATCGGGCTAGACGAAACTTAAAATCACCCGCGGAGTGAAACTGATCTTGCTTATTATGCGGCCTGTAAAACAAAAGACCGTATTCCTTAGCAAGTTCAAGTTGCTTACGCCGCAGTTGAATCTTTCGTTTAAGAAGTAAGTTTGTTTCGTTCATACGCTTTGCGACTTCGTAGCCCAATCACTCGGCCTCGCTCCGCTCGGCCTCGACGCCCAAGCCGCGGGCGGTCCGCTCAGGGCTGCGCCCCGAACCC